GTAATAGTAATGTTCGCTCCGTTCCTACTATTATTTTAGAAAAAGATGGTGTAGAAGTTGATAGATTTGTTGGTGTTCAATCATTAGATACTTACCAAAATTCTATTAACAAACATTTATCTTGACTTTTATCTGATTATTTATTATATTATAAATAAAAAGATTTTAGATGAAGAAATACACTGCGGAAGAACTAAAAGACAATTACGATAGATTTATTAAAGCAATAGAAAAATCTTTCGAAGGTGAAAGACTTGAAAAATTGCTTCATATGTACTCTGAAGAAGAGTTAGGTATAAATTTATTGTTATCACCAGCAAGTGGTAATAAATTTTACCACAACTCATATGAAGGTGGTTATATTGACCATATAATGAATGTGGCGAGAAACTCACTTCGTATGTTAAAACTTTACAAAGAAGCTGGTGGAGTTATAGACTTCGAACAAGAAGAACTTCTTTTTTGTGCATTTCATCACGATTTAGGAAAACTTGGTAAAAAAGGTCATTTTCATTATTCACCAAACGATAGTGAGTGGCACATTAAAAATAGAGGTGATAACTATAAGAGAAATGAAGATATTGCTTTTATGTCTATCACCGACAGAACTTTTTTCACTCTACAAGAATACGGTATAACTTATAATGAGAATGAGTACTTTGGTATCAAACTTACTGATGGTATTTTTGATGAGGATAATATCAAATATTATAAAACATACGATAAGACAAAATATCTTAAAACCAACATTCAGTTCATATTACATTGGGCCGATTGGATGAGTACAACAATAGAAAGAGACCAAGAAATAAAAGTAATTTCTGAATGAACATAGAAGAATTATGGTTTTTTAGTAACAGATTAAGAGGTGAAAATCACCCTCGTTCTAAACTTACATCAGACCAAGTAAAACAAATCAGAGAACTTTACAATCAAGGTTTTTCAACAAATGTTATTTCGAGAAACTTTAAAGTTAGTAAATGGAACGTAGACCAAATCGTCAAAAATAAAACTTGGACTCATTTAAAATAACACTTGACTTTTACAAAAAAATTCGTTATACTATAGATGTAATGTTAATCAACCCTTTCTATTATGACTGATTTTCAAAAAGTTTCACAATGGTTAAAAGAAAATTGTGATGTCGATGTAAAACTTGGACAGGCTACCTCTTATATCGGTGGTAGTGTAAGAACTATTTTTATTCATCACAATTATAATTTAGAAAAGAATGGATTAATCGCTCTACTTCATGAAGCTGGTCATGCAATACAACCTTCAGAAGATGAAGATATATTCGGACCAAATAGATATAAAGTAGTTGATGATTTAGAACATCCAAAGGAATTTAAGATGTTACAATTTTTGAATGAAGTTGATGCATGGGATAGAGGAGAATCTATAGCTCTTGAGTTGAATATACAACTTGACAAAAAAAGATGGACAAAAGAAAAAGAAGAAGCTTTATTAACTTATTACGTATCTTAAGAAGCTTTATTAACTTATTACGTATCTTAAGGAGGTAATCTTATTTACCAAAACATTTATTTTCAAAGAGAACGAAACCTAATCCATTTGTGGGATGACCAACATGGATATAGGTCTTTTAAGTATACTCGATATGCGTACGAGAAAGCAGAACGTGGTGAGTATAAATCTATTTATGGGGATAGACTGACCAAGATATACAAGTTTAGTAAAGATGACCCTGATTTGTTTGAGTCAGATGTACCAGAAACTACACGAGTTTTGGTAGACCTATATTCTGATTCTGACGAGATATCTACCGGTCATGTAGTCCTAACCTATGATATTGAATGTGAGATGACCAGCGGACTACCAGACCCCCAAGAAGCAAAGAATGAACTTACTTCTATTGCCCTACACGATTCGGCAACTGACCAATATTGGGTGTTGGTAATGGACAAAGAAGGTTTGATGGTTGAGAAGACTACTGACAAAGCTATTGTTATTCCTTTCCAAGATGAACGAGATATGTTGATGAAGTATCTTGAACTCTATGAATCTATCAATCCTACCATAGTTACAGGTTGGAACATTGACTACTTTGATACCCCTATGTTATACAATCGTATTAAAAGATTGTTGGGTGAAAAACACGCAAATCGTCTTTCTCCTATTGGTAATTGTTTTTGGTCACCTTATCGTAAAAGATATTTTATGGGTGGTGTATCTTATTTGGATTATATTTCTCTTTACAAGATATATAACTATGGGGAACTTCCTAACTACCGATTAGATACTGTTGCTCAAATAGAGTTAGGTAGAGGTAAGATTGAGTATCAAGGAAACTTAGACCAATTATTCAGAGATGATATTGAAAAGTTCATTGAGTATAACTTGGTTGATGTGGAGTTGGTAGTAGACTTCGATAAAAAATTACAATTTATAGATTTATGTCGTGGTATATGTCATGCTGGTCACGTTCCATACGAGGACTTCGTTTACTCCTCAAAGTATTTGGAAGGTGCGTTACTTACTTATTTAAGAAGAAGAAATCTTGTTGCTCCGAATAAACCTGCGGATAGACAAGAACGAATGCAAGCTATTCGTGATAACAACGAAGAGAAGTTTATTGGAGCTTATGTTAAACCACCCATCGTTGGTAAGTATGAGTGGATATATGACCTTGACTTGACTTCTCTATATCCTTCTATTATTATGACTCTTAACATTTCACCAGAGTCTAAGATTGGTAAGATACAAGATTGGGATGCCAATAAGTTTGTCAAAGGTGAAGTAGATACTTATTACATTGGTGATGATTCTATATCAAAAGAAAACTTACAAAAGTTTTTAGACGAGTCCAAATATTCTATTGCTTCCAATGGTGTTTTATATCGAACAGATTCGGTTGGTTGTATTCCTGGTATTCTCGATTTGTGGTTTCAAAAGAGAGTTGAGTATAAGGATGAGATGAAAAAGTTCGGTAAGAGTGGTGATAAAGAAAAGTATGCTTTCTTTCACAAACGACAGTTGGTACAGAAAATCCTTCTTAACTCTTTATATGGTGTATTGGGATTACCTGCGTTTAGGTTCTATGATGTAGATAATGCAACCGCAGTAACCACCACAGGTCAGACTGTGATTAAGTCCACCGCTGATATGGCGAATATCAAATATAATAAAGAGTTGGGTAATCCTGATTTAGACTCCAACATTTATATTGATACTGACTCTGTATTCTTTTCAGCCGCACCATTACTTGACAAAAGAAATCCATCGTGGAGAGATAATGACCAAGATACCATCGCTGGTTTTGTAAATGAGATTGCAGAAGAAGTTCAAGATTATCTTAATCAGTTCTATGATGTTTTGTCAGAAAGAATATTCAATGTTCCTAAAGAAAAACATCGGTTAGAGATTAAGAAAGAGTATGTTGCAAAAGCTGGTCTTTGGATTGCTAAGAAACGATATGCTCAATGGATTATATCTGACAACGGTGTACCTGTCGATAAGTTAGATGTAAAAGGATTGGATGTTAAAAGAAGTTCTTTTCCAAAAGCATTCCAAGAGTGTATGGGAACTGTTTTGATAGATATTCTAAAAGGTAAGTCAGAGGAAGAGATTTCTGATTATGTAGTTGATTTTAAGAAGAAGATGGTACATCGGCCAATCGCAGAAGTAGCCAAAAACTCGGCAGTCAAAAACTTGTCAAAGTATATGCCAAAGGGTAAAAGACAGTTGTTTCAGTTTGGTAAAGGAACACCTGCTCACGTAAAAGCAGCTATATCTTACAATGATTGTTTGAAACATTTTGATGCACCATTCAAGTATGAACCAATGAAAAACGGTGATAAGGTAAAGTGGGTATATCTTAAAAACAATCCATTAGGTATAGATGGAGTTGCCTTTACAGGTTACTCAGACCCACCTGAATTGGAAGATTTCGTAAAAACGTATATTGACCATAATAAAATCTTTGAACGAGAGTTGAAAGGTAAATTACAAGATTTCTTTGATGCAATTGGTTGGGGAGATGTTGTAAGTGAATTAAGAACCGCAGAAAAGTTTTTTAGTTTTTAAAATAAATTTATAGTTATGAAGTTATTATTAGGAGATTGTATAGACAAATTAAAAGAGTTAGATGATAATTCAGTTGACTCCATAGTTACAGACCCACCTTATGGTTTAGGTTTTATGGGTAAAGATTGGGATACATTTGATAAATCACAATTCGGAAAACAAGGTGAAGAAGGTGAAAATGACTTAAAGAACAAAAAAAACTTTAAGATACTACCAAGATATAATACTGATGGTTTATATGATTTCACCAAAGATTGGGCAAAAGAATGTTACAGAGTATTAAAACCAGGTGGACATATACTTTCATTTGCAGGTAGTAGAACTTACCATAAAATATGTATGGGTATTGAAGATGCAGGGTTTGATATAAGAGACCAAATTATGTGGGTGTATGGTTCAGGTTTTCCAAAATCTATGAATATAGGAATGAAGGTTGATGAAAAACTTGGTAATAAAAGAAAACTCGTAGAAAGACCAAAATCAGAACAAAGACCCAACGCTGACAATAATAGAGATAAAAACAAAGACATTGGTGGATTTGCAATGTCAGACAACAAATATAAGTCAGTTGGTAATAGTGAATGGGAAGGTTGGGGAACTGCTCTCAAACCAGCACACGAACCAATAGTAATGGCAAGAAAACCACTTTCAGAAAAAACAGTAGTTGATAATGTTTTAGAATGGGGAACAGGTGGTATCAATATAGATGATAGTAGAATACCCTATGATGAAAATAACAAACCAATACCACAACTTGCACAGGGTAAAACAAAAGTTAATTCATCTAAAACTATGTTTGATGGACAATCGTTAAATAAATCAAAAACAGAAGCAGTTATTGGTGGTAGTTTAGATGGCAGATTTCCTGCAAATGTAATCTTTGATGAAGAAGCAGGTAAGTTATTAGATGAACAAAGTGGTATTAGTAAATCCACAGGTGGTAGAATAGAAAAGAAAACTGGTTGGGGTGAGTTTGGTGGTAGTGGTCAAAAAGAAATCATAAATGGCCAACCTGGTTTTGGTGATGTAGGTGGTGCATCTCGTTTCTTCTATTGTCCTAAAACATCAAAGACAGATAGAAACGAAGGTTTAGATGATTTTGAGGAAAAATCAAGAAGTGATGCTAATAAAATGATGGGTAAGAGTGGTAATTTTAAGACAGGTAGTGGTAATGATAGAACAACTGAATTTAAGAATAATCACCCAACAGTAAAACCAACAGACCTAATGCTATATCTTATCAGAATGGTTACACCAAAAGGTGGAACAACTCTTGACCCTTTTATGGGTAGTGGTTCTAGTGGTAAAGCCGCAGTAAGAGGTGGGTTTGACTTTGTTGGTGTTGAAAGAGAAGAAGAATATATGAAGATTGCAAAAGCAAGGATTCAATATGAACAAGATAATCCTTACAATGAGGAAACCAAGACACGAGTTCATATCAATAAAAATGCAAACAAGTTTTGGTAAAAAAACTTGATTTTAACAGAAATTAATCGTAAATTATACTAAACATAACTAATAATATTATAATGGAAAAACAATCATTAAATAGATTCGTATCAAAATATAACCTAGCAGGTTTGGTAGAATCAGTAAAATGGGAATCAAAAGATGGTTCTCTAACTACATCTTTCATTTCAGATGACAAGTCTGTTTTGGGAACGGTAACTATGAACGAGTTCAATAACTCTGACTCAGAGTTCGGTGTATATGATACCACCAAACTTACAAAGATGTTGTCTGTTCTTGGTAACGATGTTGATTTCTCTATTAGTGACATTGATGGTAAACCAGTTTCGTTAAAGTTCAAAGATAGTTCTACTTCGGTAAATTATATGTTGGCTGACTTATCTGTTATACCAAATGTACCTGACTTGAAACAACTTCCAAACTTCAATGTTAAGATTGACTTAGATGAAACATTCATCAACAAGTTCATTCGAGCTAAAGGAGCATTACCTGATGAGAATACCTTTACTTTGGTGTGTAAAGATGGTAAATCACAGATAGTTCTCGGTCATTCTAACATCAACACAAATCGTATTACTATTGATGTTGAGGCAGATTGTGAAGTAAACGTTGACCCAATTTCATTCTCAGCAACTTATCTAAAAGAAATCTTAGTAGCAAACAAAGAAGCTACTGATGCAGTTCTTAATATATCATCTGATGGATTATCTCACATTCACTTTGAAGTTGATAATTATGTAACTGACTATTACTTAGTGGAGATTGCCAATTAATGATAAGTTACATTGGTGGTAAGTCTAAGATTGGTAAATGGATTAAAGGTTATATCCCAAAAGACATAGAAACTTATGTAGAACCCTTCTCGGGTATGTTTTGGGTATTCTTTAATCTAAACTTAGATAGATTTTCTAAGTTAAAAACTGTTGTCTATAATGATTTCAATAGACTTAATGCCAATCTTATATCTTGCACCAAACACTATCATAGATTACTTGAAGAAATGGAAAAGTATCCTTGTCAACAGAAAGGAGAAGTTCCAACTCCACCTGAGTACGAACAAATGTTCAATGATTTTCAGAGTGAATTATTTGATGAATCATTTGAAGTTGGTGACTTAGAAAACTTTGAAGTTGCAGCTAAGTATCTATATGTTCTTACTCAAGTATTTAGTGGTAACAAACCTGAGAAATCTAAGTTTATGGATTACAAAGGTGGATATAAATCAAAGTATGATATATTTAAAAACAAACTTACAGACCCAAAGTTTAGAATGTATTTCGACAGAATTACTTTTGTAGAAAACTTAGACTTCGAAGACTTAATAAATAAGTATGATTCTCCAACCACTTATTTCTATACTGACCCACCATATTGGAAAACAGAAAATTACTATTCAAACCATGACTTTGATAGAGATGACCATGAAAGATTGGCAAAAGCTTTATTAAGAGCAGAAGGTAAATTTGCTTTGTCTTATTACCACTTTGATTTATTAGAAGAATGGTTTCCAATAGATGAATATACTTGGGAAGTAAAAGAGTTTGCAAAGGCAGCTTCTGGTACAAAAGGTAAAAAACAAAATATGGGTGAGGAGTTATTGATTATGAACTATGACCCAAATCCAAAGTTTAAAAAGTTCTTTGAATATAAATAAGATATATAACGAAGATTGTTTAGAAACTATGAAAAGGATGGAAGATGACTCCATTGACTTAGTTGTCACATCTCCACCTTATGCTGATAGAAGAAAAACAACTTATGGTGGTATTCATCCTGACAAATATGTGGAATGGTTTCTCACTATATCAGAAGAAATAAAACGAGTTCTTAAACCAACTGGTTCTTTCGTGGTAAATATAAAGGAAAATGTAGTTGATGGTGAAAGACACACCTATGTTTTGGAATTGATTATTGCGATGAGAAAACAAGGTTGGTTATGGACAGAAGAATATATGTGGCATAAGAAAAATTCATATCCTGGTTACTGGCCCAATCGTTTTAGAGATGGTTGGGAACGATTATTACATTTTACAAAAGAAAAAAAGTTTAATATGTACCAAGACCAAGTAAAAGTACCTGTTTCTGAAGGAACAAAGAAACGAGCTCAAAATCTTAGTGAAAAAGATAAGACGAGAGTTGAATCTTCAACGGGTAGTGGTTTTGGTAAAAATATATCAAACTTAGTCAATAAAGAAATGGTTTTACCTAATAATGTATTACACTTAGCACCTGAAACAAGTAGTAAATCACATTCAGCTGCATATCCTGAAAAGTTACCCGAGTTTTTTATTAAGTTATTTACTAAACCAAAAGATTTAGTCTATGACCCTTTTATGGGAAGTGGAACAACTGCTAAAGTTGCGATTGACTTAAATAGAAACTTTGTTGGTAGTGAATTATCAGAAGAGTATTACGAAGTTTGTCAAAAAAGAATAAACCAAAATGAAAACTCTAAAAAGTTTTTTGAATGGAAGTAAATAAAATATATAATGGGGACATATTAGATATGTTCAAGAAAACACCAGACAACTTTATAGATTTGATAGTTACATCTCCACCATATAATGTTGGTATAGATTACGATAGTTGGGATGATAAATTATCACTTGATGATTATTTTAGTTGGTGTGAAAAGTGGTTAAGGGAATGTTTAAGAACTCTTAAGCCAGATGGTAGAATTGCCATTAACATTCCATACGAAACTAATATACAAGAAAGAGGAGGAAGGTTATTTTTTGTATCTGACTTTTATCAGGTAATGAAAAAGGTTGGTTTTAACTTTTTTGGTGTAGTCGATTTAGTAGAACCCGCAACTCATAGGTCAAAAACAACTGCTTGGGGAAGTTGGATGTCTGCATCTGGTCCTCATGTTTGTAATGTAAAAGAGTGTGTTGTATTAGGATATAAAGAATCATCTGTAAAGTTAGAAAAAGGAGAATCTCAATGGGAATATGACGAAGTTGAGGTTTTGGGAAAAAAGAAAAAAGTTTATAAACAAGAAGATAAAGATGAGTTTATGAAGTTGGTTTTTGGTGAATGGGATTATTTTGGTGATACTCGTTCATTAACTACTGCAACTTTCTCAGAAGATATACCAAGTAAAGCAATCAAGATTTTCACTTACAAAGATGATGTAGTGTTAGATTGTTTTAGTGGTAGTGGAACAACTGCTATATCAGCGATGAAACTCGGTAGAAATTATATTGGGTTTGAGTTATCTAAAAACTACCATAAAATATCTTTACAAAGAATACAAAAATTACAAACATTACAAAACATAGAAACTAAATCAAAAGAGTTTTTTAATTATGAAGCTTAAAGAAACATATACCTATGATGATGTACAATTAGTACCAAAGTATAGTGACATTCAAAGTAGAAGTCATATTCAATTAGAAACAAGACTATCAAGAAACTTTAACCTTAAAGTACCTTATGTAGCTGCCCCTATGGACACTATTTGTGGATTAGAGATGGCAAAGAAACTGGCATCTATGGGTGGAGTTGGTTGTATTCATAGATTTATGTCTATAGAAGAACAATGTAATGCAGTATTGGAACTTCAAGGTTACTTATATGAAGATAAGGGTGGAGATATAACTGCAGTTTGGGGTGATACCCCAAAACCAATAATGGCTGCAGTCGGTGTTGGTGACGAAGGATATGGAAGAAGTAGAAAACTTATAGAATCAAACTGTAATGTTCTTGTTATTGATGTAGCACATGGCCATCATCAGAATGTGAGAGACCTTATTTACAGGCTCAAACAGTATAGAGAAGAAGAATCAATTACTCACTTTGATATTATTGCCGGTAACATTGCTACTAAAGAAGCCGCATTTGACCTGATGCAATGGGGAGCTGATGGACTGAGAGTTGGTATCGGTGGTGGTAGTTTATGTACTACACGAGTACAAACAGGTCATGGTGTTCCAAATATAACTTCTATAATAGAAGTATGTAAGAAAGCAAATTTATTTGATGTACCCGTTATGGCCGATGGTGGTATCCGTTCAAGTGGAGATATAGCAAAAGCTCTTTCTGCTGGTGCGGATTGTGTAATGTTAGGTTCTCTTTTAGCTGGTACTCAAGAAACACCTGGTGAAGTTATTGAGAAAGGAAATCACTTATACAAAAGATACCGAGGTTCTGCTTCATTGGAAACTAAAGTTACTCACGGACAAGAAGAAAGAAATGTTGAAGGGGAGAGTACCGTTATACCATTTAAGGGTGGAGTTAAATACGTTATACACAGATTAAACGATGGTGTTAGATCCGCTCTTTCTTATTCTGGTTCTCATAACATATCAGAATACCAAAGAAAATCAGAAATGGTGTTAGTTACTAATGCAGGTTTAACAGAAGGAAAACCACATAGATTATTATAATGGAAAGAAGTCAAATAAAAATAGCTATACTACTAAGTGGTCTTTTAAGACATTGGGATTATACATCCACGATGTTTTATTATCTACAAGAAAAGTTTAGTGATATTCAACTTGACTTTTATTTGAGTACTTGGGAAGATGACGAAACAGTACGAACCAAAATTGACAAGGG